TCAAAAATTCAATTGTTCGATTACTTTCTGAGCTTCAATTTGATTGTCTTGATTTATATGTGTATATAAGTTAAGCGTGATTTCAATGTTCTTATGCCCGAGTATCATTTGTACCGTTTTAGGCTTAACATTAGTTTCTGAAATCAGCAAAGTAGCAAACGTATGACGGAAACCATGCACTGTTATTTTCTTTAAATCAGGGTTTTTATCATATATTTTTTTTAGCCAAATATTGGGAGTACCTAAGTATAAATACTTACCATTTAGTGTATGAAACAATTTATCGTGTGTAGCTTGTTTTTGATACTCAATTAATGCTTTTCTCAAAGAAGATGAAATAGGAATTTTACGATTTGATTTTTTAGATTTGGGTGTTTGCACAATTACTTGGTGATTTAAACCGTATGCCAAAGTTTTATTAACATGCAACAGATTATTTTTAAAGTCAATATCTTGCCAAGTCAAAGCCAAGCATTCACTCCTCCTCAAACCCGTACAAGCTAATATTTTGAAAAAGGTATATTTCATAATAGGGAAGTTTTTAGCCACTTTTAAAAACGTTTCTAGTTCTTTTCTAGTATAAACATTCTTTTCAGTATCACGTCTTTTTCTTGCTGTTTTCTTAGGAATTAAAACCCGTTTTACTAAGTTAGATGATACATAATTCAATCTCATACCATACTCAAAAAGACCATTCATTACTGCTATAACACGACGAAAAGCTACTAATTCAGTAGCTTTTTTGTCTGCCCACTTTTGCAAATCGACAACTGTGATCTTATCTATAAATTGATTGCCGAAAAAAGGCTTAATATGGTTTTTATAGATACCTGATTCTGATATAGCACTAGATTCTTTCACGGCGTTTTTGTAGTTCTCAAACCATATTTTGTGTAGTTCATCAATGGTTATCTGATTTTGCTTAACAAAATTATCAGCTTTCACCCTGGATAATTGATTATAAACTTGATCAGCTTCAGCATATGTTTTAAACCCCCGACGAGTAGTAACAATTCTTTTACCGTTGCTATTTTCACCGAGGGATATTTTAAAATAATATCTTTTTTGTCCGTTTTTGAGTGTGTATTCTTTAATACTTAAATTTGTTTTGCGTGGCATTTCTTTTCACTCCCCTCTATATCTGATAAAATAGAGTAGACGAAAGGAACGAACAGAGCCGATCCAATCGTCAAAATGTATTCAGATGTCTAAGATAATCTAGGCTAATCCTCGTGAGCATTTCCGGTGCTTGCGAGGTTTTTTTTATTTAACGTTAGTTTTGAACTTAGCAGCTTTATTAATTGATAAGAGTGGTCTGAATTGCAATTCAAAGTCGCCTAATTTATCAGTACCAAATCCAGTAACCACGTCAGATTCTTTACCAGGTGCGATTGTGTCAAGCGTTTGACCATTTATTGGGTAAGATTTCAACTTGCTATTGTTAGGACCATATACATTCAAGTCTGTGCCTATTGATAACTCTTCTTTGCCACAATTTTTAACATGGTAAACAACTTTAATAACGTTTTGTGGCTTAGTATCTGCAAATTCGTTACGTTCATCAGTCTTTTCAACAGATTTTAAAGTATATACAACATTGTCAACTTTTACGGTTTCACCAACTTTATAAAACTTTGCACTTGTTTTACTTTTTTTAGAATTTTCCACTCTAGTTCCACCATTGTTAGAACTATCACTACATGCAGTAGTTAATAAGCCGACTGCAACGGCACTTCCTAAAATACTAATAACTTTTTTATTCATCCTAGTAACCTCCTGGGTACATATCAAATATGGGGTTAGTTTAATGTCATTGCGGACACAATATTAAAACACCACCTTACCTAGAATCCTAACTTGTTCACCATTAAAATACATAGGTTCATATTTAGGATTGATAGATTTTAAAACAATCTTTTTGCTTTCATAGTCTACATAATACTTTTTGCAGGTGACAGCAGAGCCGTTGATTTCAAAAATGCCAATTTCGCCAATTTCCAGAGTAGGTTGTTCATGGTAAAAGATAATAGAATTGTTGGCAATCTTAGGTTCCATGGAATCACCTTTAATGTGAATAGCCTTATCAGCCTTAGCAGGGATGTTAGATAAGTCAATTAGTTCAGCATCTAAATCACCATAATCTAGCGGAAGACCAGCGGCAGAACTACCAACAAGGTATATAGAGCGGTGCTCATTCAAATTGCTGTTTTGCTCGTCTAGTTGCTGTTTTGCGTAACTATATACTTTATGTTTTCTAATATCAGTTAATTGATTATAAACAGGCGAAATATCTATTTGCTCGTCAGCGTCTTTCTTAAATCTTAAATCTAAATCTGACTTAAGAGTATTAAAATAATCAGCCAATTTTTGCAAGTTTCCCATATTAGGCAAAGATGTCCCTTTAACATACCCATTAATTGTTGTTTTAGGAATATCTAACGCATTGACTAAATCAACTTGTTTAGTACCGTGTACACTCATTAAATGATTGAGTTGATTATTAAAATAGTTCAAGTTTTCATAATATTGAGGTGCATGTTTTGCCATAATATTTCACTCCTTTTTACTTAATATTATAGTAAAAAAGCGACATTATCAACAAAAGTTCGAAAAAAACAAAACTTTTTACTATTTTTTGTTGACTTAGTACTAAAAAAATCGTACAATATAATCAGTTAGAAGAAAGGAGGTTAATGAGTGAGAAAAAAGAACAATAAAAAAGATGACCAACTCGTTAAGCTAGCTCTTGCCACCGCAACACTCGGTTTGCTAGAAAAGCTTATTGAATTAGTCATCCAGATAATAAAAATAATTGAGGGGAAATAATCCCCTTAATTATTGAGCTTAAAAACTCACTCAAAAGTATACCATGAATAAAAATAAAAAGCTATTAGAAATAGTGCTATGGGTATTGCTAGGACTAGGTATAATAAATTTACTTCTAGATCTCTTAAAACTATTGTAAAAAAATTAAGAAAGTAGAGGACAAAAATGCAAATTACACTTAAGGCTGCAAGAGTTAATAAAGGACTGACGCAAAGGGAAGCAGCCAAATATTTAAAAGTAAACTTTCAAACAATTTCTAAATATGAAATTGACAGTTCAAAAATACCAATGAAATTACTAAAAGATATGTGTTCATTATACAAAATACCAATGAACTATATAATTTTAGGCAAAAGTACTAAAAAAAGCGTACAAAGATTATAAACAAAGGGAAAGGCGAAACACCGACCCCCCCTTAAAACAAAGAGGGTAACAAAACGTTCCACCCGAGCAGACGTTTCACTACATAAGAGTTGAGAAGAACGCAGAAGAGTTGAGAAGAAAGGAACAGTTTGAAATGATTGATAACAACGGTATTCACACATTACGTTTCGAAAACAACAAAATCAAAATAAGAGTAATTAATAGTGATCTGTATTTCAGCTTAGAAGATGTTTGCAAAATATTGAATATTAAAAGCATAAGGAGAGCTAAGGCAAAATTAGATCAACAAGGTATCCGCATTGTGTTCGACATTATGTCAAAGGATTTTATAAGTGAACCAAATCTATACAAGCTGATTTCACACTCACGCAGACTAGCAAACATAGATTTTGTCATTTGGCTAGCGTCTGAAATAGTGCCAACTTTTATTCAAAATAAAATTGCTAAAGAACTAATCAAGGATATTGAAGTGCTGAGAACAAATGACCTTGAAAAGCTGAGAGAAAGGAACAGTTTGAAATGATTGATAACAATGAAATCCAAATATTCAATTTTGAAAATAACGAAATTAGAGCATTAAACATTGACGATAAACCATATTTTGTTGGTAAAGATGTTGCAGACATCTTAGGATATGCAAACCCAAGTAAGGCATTAGCTGACCATGTTGATGAGGAAGATAAACTCAATAACGATTCGTTATTGAGTTTAGGACAGCGGGGCGGTTGGCTTATCAACGAGTCAGGCTTGTACAGTTTAATCCTATCTAGCAAAATGCCGAATGCTAAGAAATTCAAACGATGGGTAACGTCCGAAGTATTGCCAGCTATTGTTCACAAGGGCGTTTATATGACTGATGATGTTATTGAAAAGGTTATCAAAGACCCCGATTTTATTATTAAGTTGGCTACAGAATTGAAAGAGGAGAAAACAAAACGCCTTGTAGCTGAACAACAAGTATATGAGTTAAAACCTAAAGCAACATATTATGACTTAGTTTTGCAAAATAAATCATTACTATCAGTTACACAAATTGCTAAAGATTATGGCAAGTCTGCTAAATGGTTGAATGAAAAATTACATGAGTTAGGAATGCAATACAAACAAGGTTCAACATGGCTTTTATATCAAAAATACGCTGATAAAGGTTATACACAAAGCACAACACATGTGATTGATGAGTGTAACGCCAAATTGCTTACTAAGTGGACACAAGCAGGCAGGCTAGCAATCTATCAAATATTGAAAAGTAAAAATATTTTACCACTTATCGAAAGGAGTTAAGCACTATGCAAGTAGTAATACCAGACGAAGTAATCAAAAAATGTGTTATTCAAGAATACTTTAATGTTGGTGAATCCGCATTGTTCTTAGGCATTAGCCGTAGTAAATTTAGCGAGCTAGCTAAGAAATACGACTTAAAGCCTTATGTAGTTGACGAAAGAGTTTTTTACAAGAAAAGCAATTTAAACGCTTTTATGGAAAAGCACAAGGCAGGTAAATAAAGGAGGAATCACATGTTTAAAGCAATTAACAAGTGTATCAATAAAATTTTTGATATAGATCAGAAACTAACTAGAAAAGAAACAACAGTAATTACTTTAGCATATGCCTTATTTTTGATAGGGGCAATTATAGCACTGATTATTTTGTGCTCGCCTATAGCAGAGTAAAGAAAGAGCAGACACAATATATGTTAACAAGAATAAACCAAGCAATTAATCGAGTTTGCGACTGTAATTTAACTGTAAGGGCAACAACAATGATTACTTTAGCATATGTAATTTTGATAATTGGTGCACTGATAGAGCTGTCTTTTTTAGGAGCCCCTCTAGGAGATTAAACACGGGAAAATGAAAAATAGATGTGGCTGAGCACATCTATTTAACCAAGGATCAGTTTTAGCATGCTGATACTTGCCCGTTTGTTTGCCAAAACCTTGCAGTTTAAAATCGCATATCCGAAAAACGTCTAGAATATTTTCCTCAATTTGATTTAAACACATGGGTGCTAAACCATGTTTCTTGAAGCCACATATCACTTAGGCAGTCGAGGTTGCCATCGTTTAAGCCACGATTAGCATTTACGTGAAATGGCACTGGCTAGGACAAAAAGTCTGACAAAAAGATCAGCTCCTTTCCTACAAAAAAATATAGTTGATTATCAGACTAACGTCAAGAATAGTTTACAAAAAAGGAGAAAAAATGGAAATACAAGAGATATTAGATTTAATAAAAAACAAAAGACATGCACTAGGACTTTCACAGTTTGATTTATCAAAGCAGTGTGGAATTTCTAGGCAAAACATTATCGAAATAGAAAAAGGCAAAAGAATACCTAAACTTACTACACTATTGCAGATATTAAGAGCACTCAATTTAAAAATAAAAATTAAATAGAGCAATAAAAAAACAGTCACTGCATTAACAGCGACTGCTCATGGTAATAAATTCAAATAAAACATCAGAACAAGGATATTATAACATGAATAATTTTATACCACAACTAAACAAAAAACAGTTAAAAATACTAGAGCGACGTCAAAGACAAGAAGACCTGCACAAGTTATCAAAGCAGGATCCCTCAGCACTAATTATTGTTATCAAAAACTACCCTTACATCGTGAGTGAGTATGGCAATGAATACGATGACGCTTTTACAAGTGCATGGGAGTTTATCAAGTGGCGACTAGATGAGTTAAAAAGCTTAGATAAATTAGCCCATGAGATGGGTTATAGCAGTGACGAACTGCTGGACTTTATGGAAGACTTGCTAGAGTACGATAGCGAAGAAAACCTAGAGCAACTGTTAATTGATAGATATGACGCTGAGAATATGGAGACTTGGATTAATGGAAAAAAATGAGTTAATTACTTTTGAAAATAATGAATATAAATTAGAAATAGAACCAGCTAAAGTCGATTTTGATGGATATCAAAATTTAAAAGATAAGATAACTAAAATTGCTAGCGACTGGAACAATTATGTAGTCACTAAAGATTCTTACAATTCAGACAAAAAGACTAGAGCAGAGCTTAACAAGCTAAAAAGTGATTTAGATAGCAAGCGATTGGAAATTGTAAGAAAAGCAAGCGACCCAATTAATCAGTTTAATGACCAACTAAAAGATTTAGCAGGCATGGTAAAAAGTGCTGCAGATCATATAGGCGAGGGGTTAAAATTCTTTGACGATCAGGCACGTAAAGCTAAGCATCAACAGAATTTAATTCTTCTAGGTACGATTGCCCAAGAGTACGGAATAGCCCTCCAAAAGCTGGAATATGACGCAAAATGGGACAACAAAACTACTAGCCGTTCAGCTATTGAAGAATCCGCTAGGAAACAATTTGATGTAATTTTACAACAAGAAAATGCTCGTAAAGAAGCGATAAGAGTTATCCAAGATAAAGCAGAAAACTATACAAAGCCTAGCATGGTAGCTAACCCTTATATCAATATGCTTGCTTATAAAGGATTGCCAGACATCTTAAAGCAAATGGATAGTGATCACGATTACTTACTTAAGCAAGCACAAAAACAAGCAGAAACTAAGCGTAAGCAACTGGAAGCAGTAGAACAACATGGCGACAAGTACATCAATAAGAATACTGGTGAAGTTGTAGACAAGATTTATACAATTACACTCAGACTTACTGGAACTAAAGAACAATTAACACAACTATCAAAATTTATTCAAGATTGGGGCATTAAATACGAGAAAGTTGGTAAATAGCAATGGAAATATACGGTGAAGAAAAAGATCGTGCAAGCTGGGCAATGCACTATGCCCAAGTTAAAGCGAATATCACTCAACCACAAAGAACGCACAAGGTTGATATCTCCGGTAAAAGTAAGGTAGGGAAGTCTTATCAGTATGTATATAAGTATGCTGATTTAGCTGATATCGATAAAGCGGTAATGGCTGGAATAAAAAAAGTAAAAGACAAATCAGGAAATGTCGTTTTTAGCTATTTTTTTGATATTAGTACTGATGGCAACATGGTTACTGTTCAAACAGTGTTAGTTGATATTTCAGGTTTTGCAGTAAAAACAAATAAAATCACTTTTCAGAATAACCAAGCATATGATGCACAAAAAACTGCAAGTCTAATCAGCTATGCTAAAAGGTACTCATTGAGTGGAGCTTTTGGAATAGCGGCGGATGATGATGATGATGCAAGAAATCAAAGAACCGTGCAAGAACCTAAGCTATTGACAAATCAAGAACTAGAACAATATGAAGTCACCTATCAAGGCTTTAAGGCTAACTTATACGATTTATACCAAGAAGCAAAAGATGGTATCAAAGATGCCCAAGCGTGGCTAAAGAACTCACATACACCGCAAGATGCCCAAGCGATTCATCAGATAGCTGAACTTTTTAAGCAAAAAGAGAAAAATAAGAAAAAAGAAGAAACCACTAAGCAAGAAATGAAAAAAGACCCATTTGAAGATAAAAAGGTCAATACAACAGAAAAAGTACCAGATGACATTGAAAGTTTGTTTTAAGGAGACACAGTATGGGCACAGAACTAGAGCAACAACAACCAGGTTATTATTCAATACTTACAGCTAGTGTTAGATACGATAAAGATTTGAATGCAAATGAAAAAATCTTGTTCAGCGAGATTACAGCACTATCTAACAAGTACGGATACTGCACAGCAAGCAATAAGTATTTTTCTAATTTGTTCCAAGCTGATGAACGGTCTATACGCAGGTGGGTTTCTAATTTGAAACAGCACGGGTATATAAAAATTAATCTTATAACTAAAGATAAAGAAATAATTGCTAGAAGAATATATCCAATGTCCGGAGGTGGGGACAGAAATGTCCGGGGGTACGGACAAAAATGTCCAGAGGGTGGGGACAGAAATGTCCTATATAATAATACAAGTAATAATAATACAAGTATAAATAATAATATATTGTCGGGTAAAGAACCCGACCCTACACCTGAACCAGAAGAAAAAGAAAATTCAGAGTTTACTAAAAAGACATCAGATTCAAAAAAATCAAAAACTACTTCCAAGACAGAAAATATACCGTATGACCGAGTAATTAAATATCTTAATACCAAGGCAGGTACAAACTATAGAGCTACTAACAAAGCTACACAAAGGCTGATAAAAGCTAGATTTAACGAGGGTATGACCACTAAGGATTTTAAAAAGGTTATAGACAATAAGTGTGATGACTGGTTAAAAGACCAAAAGATGTGTGAATACCTACGACCAGCGACATTATTCGGCAGCAAGTTTGAATCTTATCTAAACCAAAAACCGAAAAGGCTAGATCAATCTGCTACTGACTGGCACGAGTACTCTACTAGAGCTGATACGGATACCAACGTATCTTCAGACAATGCTGAACCAAAACTAAGTGCAGAAGAGCTAGACAAGATTTTTAATTCATTCGGCAAGAGTGAAAACACCTAAGCGGTGTTAATAGCATTATTTGGCAATATAACGCCGTATAGTGAGATTAAATATAAAACTAGTATAAATACACGATAAAAAATAAAAAAACAATTTAAAAGGGTTTATAACGCAAATTAGGAGGATATCATGGAAATGAGCAAAAAACATATTTACTTACCAAGATTAAAAATGTGCAAGCCAAAAGAGACTTTCAAAGTACCATGTACAGAGGTCATCATTGCAGAAGATGAGAACCTAGCAGCGATTGTATCTGTACTGGTGAATAACGAGTGGCTACTACTACCAGCTAGGTTATATAAAGTATTCGGTCGTGAGATTGCCGTAGGTGCAATTGAAGGTGAAAATGCCGGAGAAGCAAAAGCGTATATGTACGATACAAAAACTGGGCGAGCTATCTTCATTCAGACAGTTAAAGCTCGTGATAATGACTTACACACTGAGATTTTTCGAACAACTCAGCAAATGCTGGAAAAATTGGAGTGCGACTGCTTGGCTAGTTTGCTATATATTGACGGCATTAACTTCTTTCTCCAAGTTGATCTTCAAGCAAAAGAAAATAAGTCTATTCAGTTAAGCCGACCAGTTTTAAAAGTAAAGAGGTATAAGACCACGGAAGAAATGATGGATAGCTACATTAAAAATTACGGTAAAGATTGGATGAAGAAAAATGTTAAAAAATGAAAAAATAGGGCTTACAAAAGAAAGTGAAGAAAACAAAACTTTAATAATTAAGTCAAAAATTCGTACTTTTCGTGGTATCATGCTAGAGTATATCGAAAAGCTAGTAGAAAAGTACGGGCAAGATCCGTGGAATGAAGACGACATAGACTACAAAATGATGGAACTTGCCAGAGAAAAGCTTGAAATGTGGCAAAGCAGAATTAGATCATGTAAGAGTATAGATGTTAAGCATGACGTTACCAAACACTATACTTACAGAGCAGAACTCAAAAATGCAAACAGCATAGAAAAAAAGATAATTAAATTGCTGGCGAAAGGAAAGGGGCTTGCTGCCACAGCACGAGGTGCTCACACTACACAAAGTGTTGTTTTAGAAGTAGCTCACAAAAGAAATTTACAGGTTAATTTCCTTTTCCATTTTTGCCTGGTAGATATAAATGATATACGCCCTAATTTTTACTCTAGTGAGCTTAAGAGCTTAGCCAGAGAAATGCATATAGCACCTTGTAAGCTGACTAAAATACTAGCGGAGAATGACGTTGAGATACTGAAAAAACGAGGTTATAAGCTGTGGCAAGGTAACTTTGGCTGGCAACATATGCCGATAGGTTCATTGTTCACCACGTCTCAAAAAGACTGCATCCGATGCAAAAAAGGGGAGACATTTAGTGAATCGGAGGTAGTAGGAGTATGAAAACTTTTTATTTAGTAGTACCAGGTGAACCAGTCGGCAAGGCTAGACCTAGAGTAACACGCTTTGTAACGTATACACCAAAAAAGACGCTAGAGTACGAGAACAGAATCAGACATTATGCTAGTAGCTACAACTTAGCTCCGATTACAGAACAGTGCAGTTTAAAAATCAGTGCTTACTTTTCAGTACCTAAGTACTACAGTAAAAAGCGTAAAGCTAATTGCTTATCAGGACTTGAAAAACCAACTAAAAAGCCAGACATAGATAATGTGGCGAAGTCAGTATTAGATGCTTTAAATCCTAAATTCAAGGTCAATAAAGCTACTAGACACAGAGTTATGATTCTACCCGGTATATACGAAGATGACAAGCTGGTAACTGATCTTGAAGTACACAAATTTTATTCAGTGACACCTAGGACAGAAATAGAAATAACATGGGAGGGGGACGAATAGTGCGATCATACGGAGTTGAAATTAACAAAAGCAATTACAAAGTGAAAAGTACCCGAGAGTTAGAGCATGCCTTAATTACATGCGATGCTGAAATGGAAGATTCAATTTTCGGTACTGATATTTTTAGAATCAATAAATTAAAAGAAATTCAAGAGCTTAAGCCATTGGTTGAAAAAGAGCTAAAGTCAAGAAAACGCTAAAAGGTAGGGGTAGGAAAGCTGATGTGTGACTTAGGACTAATTCCAGATTATTATGAGACTGCCAGAACGGCGAAAAAATTCTTAAATCGCAATTTCCAGCATTACTTAAATTTGTGCGGAATGCACAGAAATCAGCTGAAAAGCCCACAGCTTTCTTTTGCTCCTGGATCTACATATCAAAATGGAGTGGAAAAAAGAGCTATAGCCGATTTGCAAACTCAAATTGATGTTACAGACCCTGCTAAAAGAGTGGTCAGTGCTATTTATCGAAGTATGGATAATTGTACCGACACGATGTTAAAGCCGTATCGAAAGATACTACTGGGCACATACATTGAAGGTAAAACTATTTCTCAGTTGTCTATCGAGACACACTTATCTGAGAAGTCAATCAGCAATAAAAAAGCCAGTGCACTTTGTGAGTTTGCTGACAGGCTAGAGTACTGGAAAAGATTTTATAATTGTGCGAGTGAAATACCTTACTTAATCGTTGAAAAGCGTTAAATTTTACGTAATTCTTACGTGATTATTGCGTAAAGCTTGCGAGTTTGTTGCATTGTTTTTGTGCAATACTAGTATTGTCGAAAAGCAATCGACAGACATATTCGCCTTTTAATTAAAGTTAGACTAATTCGAAATATTACAAGGTGGTTTGACTCCACCATTAGTCTTAAGGCAGGATTGGTAGTCATTGCCTGCCTAGATATGCCATGACCCCGTTTATTATTGGGCGAGCGTACCGAGAGCTTAGAGCATCCTGACTTTGATACGTCGGGTCAGGATTATGAGCATTTAGGAACAACTAAGGTCTTTACAAAATGAAAATTAGAATTTGTATTAACTATTTACTGTGTATTTTATCTTCTGTATGTCATTAAAAAAGTTAGTTGCAAAGGTTCGATTCCTTTGGTGCTCTATTGCTGGTAAAACCAGCGGATCACGTGTTAAATGATGAGGTTAGCAGTTCCTTTCAAAAAGCTGTATTGTAACCACCACCGCAAGGAAGGTGGTTTTATTTTGCAAAGAAAAAAGGATAAGCAATGGAATTACAAGCTCTAAGAGATCGACTTATGGAGTTGTTTGATATCAAGTCTATTCAGGATTTAGGAGCTAAGCTACTAGATTGTGTGTTGACTAATGATCAACAAAAGATGACTAACTACGTTAAGCTAGTTGATGGCGATCTTGATACAGATTACTTACAGAATATTTATCAGTATTATTACGCTAACCGTGAAGATTTAGGACAAGACTTTACGCCGATAAGCTTAGCCAAATTGATTGGAAAGTTTTCTGAACAAGAAAATCCTGTTATTGATATGTGTGCTGGTTCAGGTGCTTTAACTATTCAGTCGTGGTGTCTTAATCCGCATAGGCAATTTATTTGTTATGAATTTGACCAAAATGTTATTCCCTTTTTATTGTTTAATTTAGCGATTAGAAACATAGAAGGACAAGTAATTAATAGCGATGTCTTGAAACAAGAGGTATTCAAAACATTTAAGCTAGAGAAAGGAGAGCGATTCTCGCATGTCTGGATTGATCAGTAATCCGCCGTATAACATAAAGTGGGAACCTTATGAAGATAAGCGATTTATCCCTGAATCGGCACCAAAAAGTAACGCAAATTATGCTTTCATTCAAACAGCATTGGCAGAAATTGATCATCAAGCTGTTTTTTTGTTGCCAAGGAGTGTGCTAAGTAGCTCTAATAAGAAAGAAAAAGAGATTAGAAAATGGCTATTAAAAGAAGGTTACATCCAAGGTGTGATTGAATTACCCGAAAGAATGTTTGAGAGTACTCCTATTTCTGTTTGTCTACTTGTATTGAATAAAAAGAAAAAAACAACTGATGTGATGATGATAGATGCTAGAGAAATGGCAGATAAAGAAGAGCGTTATCAAAAAGGACAATATGGAAGTAGAGCACATACTAATCGAACATATGAAAAGAAAGTCAATGTGTTATCAGATAAAACTATTGAAACTTTAGTGCAATGCATTAACACAGGAACTTGTATTAAAATAAGCCGATTAGTTCACTTGGAACTGATCGAGAAGGAAGATTGGCAATTAGTACCTAGTCGTTATATAGCTTATGAAAATAAAAATAACTCTTGTAGGTCTTTCGAAGATATTGTGAGAGATATAAATCGAATAGCGAAACTAAGAAATGCAGTTAAATTAGTGGTAAATGAAACCTTAGCTAAAAAGTTGAAGCTTGATATTACGTCTGAAGATTTGAAAAAGTCTAAAGAATTGGTGAATGACTTAAATCCAACAGTGAGAGATCTTGTGGATGATAGTCTTATATCCCCAGACTATCTTCAACTGACGAAGAACAAAAACCAGTTAGAGTTTAAGCAAAATGATAAAGAAATCCAATCGGAAATGATGACGATATTATTCAATATGTGGAAACAACATATCGTATTCTTAAACAATATGGAAAATCAATATTTGAAAGAATTGAGGGACGCTTTGCTTCCTAAGTTGATGAGTGGGGAAATTTCCCTATAATAAGGACAACATAAACAAGGGAATCTTCAGCCGTCATGACTGTTGCACGTGTACGCTAGAATATTTTTCAGGCAACTGGGGGACATTTTATCTCATCAGTTACAAGTATATGGTTTGGATAAAAAATGAGGGAAAATATTTTAACCCCCCCTCCATAAAAAGTTCACCCTCCTATGGTTGTATTTAATCCTCCCTATAGTTTATTTCATACCTACCCTATAGAAAGTAGTACCCCCCTATGATATTAATCCCCCCACGCAATAATTATTTAATCCTTCCAATGGTCTAATGCTATATAACATAAAGTAAGGAGCAGAACATGGTACGTGCAGATAGACAAGGTGCTCATCGTGTACAGTTTGAACGAAACCGTAGGAAAATATTAAGAACACAAAACGTTTGTGGAATATGTGGCAAACCTGTTGATGTTAGTTTAAAACCAGGTAATCCAATGTCACCTGTTGTGGATCATATTATTCCTATCGATAAAGGTGGTCATCCAAGTGATATAAATAATTTACAGCTTGCACATTGGTGTTGTAATCGACAGAAGTCTGATAAGATTTTTAAAAACCAAACAGAGCCAAAAGTTTTAGGGAATAGGAACTTACCTCAAAGTCGTAATTGGGCTCAATTCTGATAATAATTAATAAATTGGGGGGGATACCTCCCCCGGCGGTTTCTGGCTGACCTTCACACTGTCATTGCTCAAATTTTTTCATGAAAACAATAATGCAAAGGAGAAAAGCAAATGGAAAAAAGAGGGATAGATTATCTCAAACAAAAATTAGCGTTGTTTCGTTCTGGAGCACAAACAAAGTACGATTATTACGATATGAATGCAATATTAGCTAATAATAGTATTTTAATGCCAGAAAAATTGCGAGGTCGTTACGAAGCAGTGATCGGTTGGTGTACTAAAGCAGTTGATGCCTTAGCGGATCGATTGGTATTCAGAGAATTTAATAATGATATTTTTGATTTGAATGAGATATTTGAGGTTAATTCCTCAGATATCTTTTTTGATTCTGCTATTTTATCAGCTTTGATTACATCATGTTGTTTTGTTTATGTCAGTTTAGACAATGACGGCATACCAAAGCTGCAAGTCATTGAAGGAACTGACGCCACGGGTGTTATTGATCCAATTACAGGCTTGCTAACAGAAGGATATGCAGTACTAGATCGAGATAAATTAAGCCAAGCAACATTAGAAGCTTATTTTGAACCAGGAAAAACATATTATTACAAACAAAATCAGCTTGTGAAAGTGGTTGAAACGAATGCACCATATGCGTCATTAATACCTATCATTCATAGACCTGACGCCAAACGCCCATTTGGTCGTTCAAGAATCACTAAAGGATGTCAATATTTCCAAAATTTAGCACGTAAAACACTGGAACGTTCAGATATTTCAGCTGAATTTTATAGTTTCCCTCAAAAATATGTTACTGGAGTTAGTCAAGACGCTGAAACGTTTGATAACTGGAAAGCTACTATTGCGTCGCTTTTAGTTTTTCAAAAAGATGAAAACGGCGATTCACCACACCTAGGCTCATTTCCTCAACAATCAATGACACCGTATCTAGAGCAACTGAGATCTTGTGCTAGTGGTTTCGCTGGTGAAAGTGGTCTTACTCTTGATGATTTAGGGTTTCCTAGTGATAATCCGTCTTCAGCTGAGGCTATTAAAGCAAGCCATGAAACACTTAGGGTTACTGCTAGAAAAGCACAACGATGTTTTGGATCTGGTTTTCTAAATGTTGGTTATATTGCTTGTTGTATGCGTGATGAATTCCCATATCGTAGATCGCAATTCTATAAAACTAAGCCTAAATGGGAACCAGTGTTTGAAGCAGACGCAACTACAATGTCGCTCGTTGGTGATGGTGCAATTAAGATTAATCAAGCTGTACCAGGCTACATGGACAAAGATGTCATTCGTGATTTGACTGGATTGGAGGGAGCAGATGGAACAGGATATAACTCCCAAACTGTGGGAATCGATTCAAAAGACATTCTGGGCGAATCTCAAGCAAATAACGAAGGGCAAAAGTTATAAAGACGCTGATAACTATGCTGATTTAGTTGGCCAAGCTATGGCAAAAGCTTTTCATGATAATGCTGTGAATCTTCCTAATGACAAGATGTATTTCAATATAGCTGATAGGTTAATAAAAGGTGCTTTAAAGCAATCACATGAGTTAGTTGCTAATTATACGGCTAATGTTCAAACAGCCTTAAACAAGCAGGCAGGGCTCGGTATAAAAGGCATTAAGGCAAATATGGATGAAGTCAAGGCTAAAAATCTTGTCGAAGTTGCTTGTAATGCTGAACGATATTCAGAGGTTGCCCTAAAAGTTGAACAAGCGATGACTAGCTTTGCACGTTCGGTAGTAGCTGACACGATGAAGAAAAATGTCGAGTTGCATTACAAGTTGGGATTATCTCCGAAGATTGTGCGTAAGTTAGGCAGAGGATCAAGTAAAAAGAGATCGACTTCTGGTGCAGATTGCGAATTTTGCACAGAACGTGTGGGAACATTCCCCTATAACAAGGACAACATAAACAAGGGAATTTTCAGCCGTCATGCCCATTGCACGTGTACACTAGAATATTTTCCAGGTAAAGGAGCAAAAGCAGAAAAAGTAAGAGCTTGGCAGTCGATGGAGGAACAAGAAAATAGATCAGAGTATAAGACACTTTCAGAAACATTGGGAAGAAGGCTACAAGTGTCACTGTCAGATTTTCAAGAAATGAAGTATAATAATTCTGAAGAGTACAAAGAATTAGCAGAACGTGCTGAATGGCTAAGATCTGAATTCCCTAGTGAAAAGTCTTTAAATGGGCATTTTAATAAACATCGCAATGAATTTCATTATGAATTAACTAAAGAAAAATATAATGAAATAGCTTCAGTGCTATTATCAGAATCAATTGGAAACAATATAATAGGTTACGATACAAATAGCGGTAGAAGAGTTAGATACGATAAGAAAAATAATATCATTGCTATAGGCAGTCGAACTAGTACAGGAAAAGTTAGGATTAATACTTTGTTAAGGCCAAAAGAAAGGGAGAATTATTATAATGAAAACTACAACAGAGATCATTCTAATTAATGGGGAAGAGTGTATTCACTGCCCTGTTTGTGAAAGAATTGTGCCGCTTTTTGATGTATGCGAGTGTAACTGGGAAAATACGGGAGAGACCAATATTGACGGTGGCCCAAATAAAATGACCTTGACAGAAGCTAGAGAAGCTTATGCCAAAGGATTAAAGATTAAATAAATGAGGAAATCAATAATGGCAAAAGATGATTATCAAGTTATCGTATATCAAATAAGGGATTGAATATTTAACAGATAACGCTTTTATAAAAAGGGCTGTTGAGATGTTAAAGGATGCAAAGGCAATCATACCCTTTGTATAACCGCCACCTAATCGGTCGGTGGTTTTATTTTGCACAAAATTAAGGAGTAGGAGGGATTGAATGGATAAACCCTTAACAATAAATGTTGCTGGGCTAAATTATAAGGTTGTTGTTACAGAATATTTTAAGGCTAGTGACGATGACCGAAATTTATGGGGTTACTGTGATTATGGTGACTTAACTATTTATATTAGAAAATCATTGAGTGAAGAAAGAAAACAGCAGACGTTAATTCACGAACTAACGCATGCTGTTTTTTCAGAAGCAGGATTTACTGAGCAAGATGAAGAGACTGTAACCAGATTAAGTTCTGTCTTGTATCAAGTTTTAAAACAGAATCCTCACATTTTTACTTTTCAATCCTAACGCCTTTAAATTTACCGCCAGTTGTTTTAACGTCCATAAATTTACCAGTTTGAGTGTTTCTTTTGGTGTATAAATTAGTTTTAGGATTTTTAACTTGTGAACGAGAACAAACAGCACCCTTTCTCCCACCGCCTTTGGGACCATTTTTAGCCATAATCTCACCTCCTTTCTGGTTAAATTATATCAGTTTGTTAGTTTTACTATTTAAAAATCAAGGAGTTAGGGACATGTATACATTATATAGAATTAAAATATGGTTTATTCAAACATTCTGCTGTGTACACGAATGGGAAGTTGTAGTTAAGGATATACCTTTTCATGGAACACTGTATAGATGTAAAAAATGTGGTAAAGGAACCACAAAAACATAATATTAAAATAATCGTGAGTTAATCGTGCGAAATAAAACTTCCCAATCAACTCAAATGGCTATAAATAGCCAAAATAAATAAAAATAATCGTGAGCAATCGTGAGTTAATCGTGCGAAGTCGTGTAAACGGCTTTTTATTTTGAAGTCAAAGGAGCGATGATATGACCCGATTAGGCAATCCAAGACCTACTAGGTCAGTCATTTTGCCATATGAAAAAAGTAAGGCACAAGAGGCCGTTGATTTTTATGAAAAGAGCGGTAGGAAAGCTCAGCAGTGGCAAAAGGATTTGCTAAAAGATATAATGGCCGTTAACGATGACGGCTTGTGGACGCATACTAAATTTGGTTATTCATTGCCACGACGTAATGGTAAAAATGAACTTGTTGTTATGCGTGAATTCTGGGGTTTAAAGAATGGTGAAGAGATAATGCATACTGCTCACCGTATTTCTGCGTCACATTCAGCGTGGGAGAAACTTTGCTATGTATTAGATAAAGCTAAAATTGAATATCGTTCTATCCGTGCTAAAGGGCAAGAATTAATCGAGCTTGAAGACGGTGGGCGTGTTCAATTCCGAACTAGAACATCTAATGGTGGTCTTGGTGAAGGTGTGGATTTAATGATCATCGATGAAGCTCAAGAATATACTGATGATCAAGAATCTTCTTTAAAGTATGTTGTTTCAAGTTCTCACAATCCTCAAACAATTTTACTAGGGACACCACCTACTGCAGTATCAGCAGGTACGGTTTTTCCAAATTTCAGAAAAGCTGTTTTAAATGGTGATAAGCCAGATAATGGTTGGGCTGAATGGGGAGTAACTGAAAAAAAAGACGTGCATGATGTTGAATCTTGGTATCTTACTAATCCGTCTTTAGGAACTATTTTTACAGAACGATCTATCAGAGATGAAATTGGCCCTGACACGGATGATTTTAATATTCAGCGTTTAGGGTTGTGGATTTCTTATAATCAAAAGTCCGCTATTTCTTCTCAGGATTGGGAAACTTTGCAAGTCAAACGATTACCAAAATTAGTAGGAAAGCTGTATGTAGGAATCAAATTTGGCAATGATGGAGCTAATGTTGCGATGAGTATTGCTGTAAAAACTGCAACTGGAAAAGTGTTTATTGAATCTATTGATTGTAGGTCTGTTAGATCTGGTAATCAATGGCTTTTATCATTTCTTAAAGAAGCCAATGTTGAAAAAGTAGTAATTGATGGTGCAAGCGGTCAAGGACTGCTGGAGCGTGAAATGAAAGACGCTCGTTTGCATCCCCCTATTTTGCCGACAGTTAAAGAAATTATTCATGCTAATGCTGATTGGGAGCAAGGAATCTATCAAGGTACTATTCAGCACAAAGGGCAACCGTCTTTAGTCCAAATTGTTACAAATTGTGAAAAAAGAAATATTGGTTCATCTGGTGGTTTTGGGTATAAGTCACAATTTGATGATATGGATATATCATTAATGGATTCATGCATTTTAGCGTATTGGGCTTGTGTAGAATCCAAGCCAGCGAAAAAGCAAAAAGTATGGTATTAATTCAAACTTGTTGGAAATTACGACAAGTTAGATTGTATATTGACCTGGATATGTCATTAAACTGTCTATTTTTCGTACGCTAAAAACGTTATTTTAGCTAATCCAATCGTGACCGTATCACGTAAAAAAACGAAGGAGGAATTTGAAATGGATCGTAAATTTTTAGAAGAATTAGGTATCGACAAAGATTTAGTTGGAAAAATTATGAGTGAATATGGTAAATCAATCAAAACTTACAAAGACCAACTAAACGAGTTGGAAACACTTAAGCAATCCAATGCAGACCTAAATAAAGCCAATCAAGATGCAAGTAGTAAATATACTCAATTAGAAACAAGTTTGAAGGAAAAACAAACATCTATTGATAATTTAACTAAGCAGTTGGCAGGAATTAATCTTCAGAATTTAAAAGTCCAAGTAGCATTAGAAAATGGGCTGCCTTATACTTTGGCAAATCGATTAAACGGTGAAGATCAAGAAACATTAGTAAAAGACGCAAAGCAATTAGCTAGTTTACTTAAATGTCCAGAAGTACCAATGAAATCGACTGAACCACAAGAAAAAGACGCATGGGCAACCTTGGCAGAAAATTTAAAATAAAAAAGGAGTGTATTAAATATGCCAAATGAATCATTAAAAACAGGACAATTATTTTCACCTGAACTAGTATCAGAATTATTTTCAAAAGTACGTGGCAAGTCTACTTTAGCCATTCTTTCAACACAACAGCCGATTCCATTTAACGGTGTTGAACAATTTACATTCAATTTGGAAGGTAATGCTCAGATTGTTGGTGAAGGTGACGCAAAAAAAGGCAATAAAGCAACATTAAGTTCAAAAACAATTCGTCCACTAAAATTTGTTTATCAAGCCAGAATTACAGATGAGTTTAAATATGCAACTGGTGAAAAACGCATTGACTATTTAAAGGCTTTTGCTGATGGCTTTTCTAAAAAAATTGCTGAAGCTTTTGACTTGGCCGCTATTCATGGTTTGGAACCATACTCAATGTCTGACGCATCATTCCAACCTAACAACTCATTTGATGGTGTAGTTACTGATAACGTTGTAGCTTACCAAGGTGACAAAATTGATGACAACATTGAGGCAGCTGTTTCTGCTGTGGTAGCTAATGGCTATTCTTCTAATGGTTTAGCTTTATCTCCACTAGCAGGGCAAGATTTATCCAAGCTTAAAGGAGCTAACAAGCAAGCAATTTACCCTGAATTTCGTTTTTCTCAAAATCCAGGATCTTTTTACGGTATGACAACTGATATTAATAAGACTTTAGTAGCTGTGGGTGGAAAAGCTGAAAAAGACCATGCAATTGTCGGTGACTTCCAAAACATGTTCAAATGGGGATATGCTGAAAATATTCCACTTGAAATTATTGAATATGGTGATCCAGATGGCGCAGGCCGTGACTTGAAACAATATAACGAAATCTTGTTACGTGCCGAGGCATTTATTGGTTGGGGTATTTTAGATCCTAAAGCTTTTGCACGTGTTAAAGAAGGCTAGGTGAGTAGCTTATGAAAGTTTATGAAAATGAAAACCATGATGTAGTTGTTACTGAAAGTGAGCTAAAAGGTACTTGGAAAGTAATTTCTGAGATTTCAACTCAGTTACCAGGAACTGAAACTAATCAAACAGCCACACCAGTAATGAGTAACTAGTCTTTGATTAGAGGTGATTAAGATGTGTAAAGCTTTTGCGACATTAGATGACATTATCAGCCTATTCAGAACGCTAACTATGGAAGAGTCCGAACGTGCGAAGGCTTTGCTCCCTATTGTCTCAAATTCATTACGGGTCGAAGCTAAAAAAGTTAATCGAAATTTGGACGAAATGGCTAAAGATGAAGCCTATGCTAGTGTTTTGAAGTCGGTGACTGTAGATGTTGTAGCTAGGACTTTAATGACATCAACAAACTCTGAACCCATGATTCAATCTAGTGAATCTGCCTTGGGCTATTCTTCATCAGGAACATATCTTGTTCCAGGTGGAGGTCTGTTTATCAAAAATACGGAGTTGGCTAGATTAGGTTTAAAACGTCCCAGATGGGGGATGTTGGATATTTATAATATTCAGTTTTAGAAATGGGGGAAAGTACAAATGATTGCAACTGAAACGGTGATTTTGATAAACCACAAACAAGTTGGAGTGGATGAATTTAACGCTCCAACTTACGAAAATGTGCAAAAAGCTATTTCTGATGTCATTGTGGGATCTCCTACTTTTGACCAGCAAGTTACTGAATTTAATCTTTCAGGCAAAAGGCTAGCATTTATTTTAGGAATCCCCAAAGGCGATAAAAATGATTGGGAAGACAGTACAGTCTTGATTCGTGGTAAAAAGTTCAAAACTTATGGTCCCCCACTAGAGCAAACTGAAGCGAATGTACCATTGAGATGGAATAAACAAGTTAAGGTGGAGCGGTTTACATGAGCAAAGTTAAATTTGTTTTGAATCATGCAGGAGTGGCTGAAATACTTAAGGGGGCTGGAATTCAATCTGCGTTGTCTAAAGTCGGTACGCAAATTGCAAATAGTGCTGGTAAGGGTTATGGTACTAGAACAGCTATTCGCCCCACTCGTGCAGTTACTACCGTATATCCTGCTACTGTCGCCGCTCACTTCGATAACTTGAAAAAAAACACACTATTAAAAGCAATGGGAAGTGGTACAAATGATTGAAAGTTTGTTGGTAAGGTACTTGCTTTCTAAAGGAGTACAAGTTGCATTAGAAAGACGTCAAGGAATTGATGTGATTATTGATAAAACAAGTTCTCATTTGGAAAATTTCCAGTTTTCTCATACTTTCGTCATACAGGTATATGGGGAAAGCAAGGCAATAGCAGCCGAAAAAAGTTATAAAATTTTAGCTTACATGCTAGATTTACCTAACCAGGAAAAACGCATTGCTGACGTAAAACTTAACTCAGGCCCTTATGATTTTTCACAAATAGGTACAAAAGAATACAGGTATCAAACGTATTATGAAGTTTATGAATACTAAAAAGGAGAATAGTATATGACACAAAATAAAAACTTGGTTTCTGCTTTTAGACCGCAGACTGCTGGTGCAATTAGCTATGCACCACTTGGCACAAAAGTGCCGACAAATGCTATCGACGAATTAGACACAAAATTTGTTAAGTTAGGTTATATTTCTGAAGATGGAATGACTAAGTCGTACGATTTTGACAGTGACACTGAAAAAGCATGGGGTGGGGATGTTATTAATAACATTTTTAATGGTAAGACCTCTACTTTTGAATTTAAACTTGTTGAATTGCTCAACTCAGAAGTTAATAAAGCCGTTTTCGGTGGGAAAAATGTGACTGGTGATTTAGAAAATGGGCTTGTTGTTAAAGACACTAACACAGAGCCAGAAAGTTTTGCGTGGGTAGTAGACATGATTGGGAAAAATGGCGTGCTTGTGAGAATCGTTATTCCTAGTGCATCAATCACGGATATGGATGATACAACCTATGCTACAAGTGAATCAGCAGGCTATGACATTACAATTACCCCACAAGCAAATGCTGAAGGTGTTACAAATATTACTTATATTCAAAAACCGAAAACAGTAGCTGCGGAAAACGCACCAGTAGCATCAACAGGAGGAGAAACACATAATGTCTAAAGATCGTGCAAAATATTTTGAGGGAGTAACTCCTACAGGTTTTAGGTATAGCGTTGAACGAGATGTTGTTGACGACATGGAATTAATTGACCTTTTAGCCGATTTAGAAGATGGTTCTATCAGTGCACTTCCAAAAATTTTACTTAAGCTATTAGGCAAAAAACAAAAAGATGATCTTTACCAACATTGTCTTGATAAAGAATCGGGAAGAGTGCCGTCTTCTCAAGTTATGGAAGAAGTGAAAGCTATACTTACTGACCCAAATTTAAAAAAGTCCTAGTGCTTTTTAATATGCTAAAGATGGATAGTGATTCTTTAGAGTGCGATTTTGCAGAATACTATCATATTTACAACATTAAGCAATTAGGACTAAGGCAATTGTCAATTTATGCTTTTGGACTGCCTGATGATAGTAGAATTAAAAAGCTAATATCAAAGCAAAAGGTATCTTTTGAAACATATTTACAAGCTGTTGCAGTTGATGCACTGCAATTACTTGTTTGGTCAAAAACTAAAGACGCACAACACAGTAGAAATAGACCAAAATCAATTGCTCAAAGTTTACTTCCAAAAGCGGAAGTAGAAGATGATCATCAAAACTTTAATAGCGGAGCAGAATTTGAAAAGGCAAGGCAAAAATTGCTGAAAGGGGTGGTAAAACATGACTGAAATAGGTAAAGCATATGTGCAAATTATCCCGTCTGCTAAAGGTATTCAAGCTGGTGTCGCTAGTGTATTGAATAAGGATTTGCCACCAGCAGGGCAAGCTGGTGGATCAACTTTAGGTAGTTCGCTTATCGGCAAGCTTAAAGCAGTAATAGGTACTGCGGCAATTGGTAAGTTTATTGGATCTGCTATCACTGAAGGTGGTAAGCTCCAACAATCCATTGGTGGTGTTGAAACACTTTTTAAAAAGTCAGCTGGTACAATCAAGCAAAATGCAATGACCGCCTTTAAAACTGCGGGGTTGTCAGCTAACCAATATATGGAAAACGTCACTGGTTTTGCTGCGAGTTTGGTTTCATCCTTGGGTGGTAACACAAAGTCGGCAGCAAGATTAGCCAATATGGCAATGGTTGACATGTCAGATAATGCCAACAAAATGGGTACTGATATGAATTCGATTCAGATGACATATCAATCACTCGCTCGTGGCAACTATGCCATGCTAGACAATTTAAAACTCGGTTGAAAAACCATAGCCGAGTATAAATCTAGTGAAAACGGTGAAACTCTAGCAAAAGTTAGACAATACCGTGCTTTATAAGGCTATCCTCGTATACGTGGTTATGCTATATTACACGTAGGAGGATAAAAAATGGTCTGGGTCAATTGGAAAGCGTGGGAAAACAAGAGGGTATCTTATTGAATATGCAGAAAAAGCCAGATCTACTTATGAAGTGTAACGACTATCGAAACATAACTGGAAGACTTGTGATAAAAAAATCATAAGTCTTTTTTGATGGAGTAGAGTACGCTTAAGCAAGCGGAAGAGCTAGGGCACTGACAAGTGTAAAATATAGTCTAATCTACATAGTGATATGTAGCAGTTCATAAGAGAACGGTTATAGCTTAGCGAGCTATAGCGAATATGTGTGTATGGTGGCACGAAAACTGAAATGGAGCGTCTGATGAAAGACGCAGAAAAGCTAACCGGTAAAAAGTATAAGATTGGTAATTTTGCGGATACTGTCGAAGCAATCCATGCTGTACAAAAATCAATGGGGATTACTGGAACAACTGCAAAAGAGGCAACTACAACCTTGTCTGGTTCTTTTGGGATGCTTAAAGATTCATTTACAGACTTTTTAGGCTCCTTAACTGGCACAAGCCCTATCCCACTAGATACTGCCTTACATAATTTGATATCTTCTGCTCAAACTTTTGCAGGTAATTTAGCTCCAATGCTTTTGAAAACTATAGAAAACATTGGTGCAGTGATAGGCAAAATATTTGATGGTCTCCCTGCTCCAGTACAAATTGGGATTGCTACAATTACAACATTTATTGGTGTTTTTAAAGCACTAAAAATGGCGATGCAAATCGGCTCAGTGATCTCACAAGTTCAATCTGCTATATCAGGATTATTTGCAGTTTTGGCTGCTAATCCGATAATAGCTATAATTGCAGCAGTGGCAGCACTAGCAGCAGGTTTGTATATCTTCTTTACTAAAACAGAAATGGGTAAGCAAATCTGGGCTAGCTTATGTAGCTTTATGACAAGTGCGTGGGATAGTGTAAAAGAACCACTGACAAGTGCATGGAATGCACTTGTTGCAGTTTTTACTACTGTATGGAATACAATCAGCACAATTGTGACAACAGGTATAAATTTAGTACAAACTGCCATTCAAGTTGCACTTCCAATTATTCAAGCAATCTGGACAACTGTATGGAATGCTTTATCTACGGTTTTATCGGTTGTATGGAATGTAATATCTTCAGTAGTTACAACAGCTATCAATATTGTACAAGGCATAATTCAAGCAGTAATGTGTGCGATTCAAGGAGATTGGTCTGGAGCTTGGGACGCAATTAAAGGTGTTATTAACATTGTCTGGAATGCAATTAAAAATGTTGTAACGACTTGTATAAATCTGGTAATGGGTATCATTAAGACCATTCTTAGTGCAATTAAATCTTTTTGGGATGCAACGTGGAATGCAATCAAATCCATTGCTGGGGCAATTTGGCAGGGCATTCAAAATGCTATAAGCACTTATATTAATGCAATTAAAGCAGTAATCCAGACAACCATGAACATTATCAAGACCGTCTGGTCGACTACTTGGAACATTATCAAAACTGTTGCTACGACTTTATGGAATGGCATTAAAATTGTCATACAAACCGCAATTAACGTAGTGAAAGGCATCATTCAAGCGGTAATGTGTGCAATTAAGGGAGATTGGTCTGGAGCTTGGAATGCAATTAAAGGTGTGGCTTTATCCATTTTCAATGGTATTAAAAGTGCGATTTCTAACGCTATGAATGGTGCAAAAAGTATTGTATCTAGTGCGGTAAACGGAATAAAGAAAACTTTTAGTAGCTTAACTGATTTAGTTGGTAGAGCTGGAAAATGGGGCAGTGACTTGATTAATGGCTTTGTCAGGGGAATAAGAAACGGAATTAGTGCAGTTGGTAAGGCAGTTAAAGGCATTGCAGACAAAGTGCGAAGTTTCTTGCACTTCTCCGAACCAGATGTAGGCCCTTTGAGCGACTTCCATACGTACGCACCAGACATGTTAGCTAGCTTTGCTAACGGAATTAAAGATAATATTCCATTAGTTACCAGTGCAGTTTCAAAACTTGCAGATATGACTAGCGGAACACTGGCTATGGCAGTCGAGCCATCGCCTTTTGTTCCTGGTACTGGTCAATTTTATCCTGGTAACTCTAGCTACAATAACCAAACAACAGTCAACATTTATGCAACGCCAGAGCAAAATGCCAAAGACATTGCAGATGAAGTAATTGAAAAGCTGAATAGAGAATACAGAAGAAAGAAGGTGGCTACTACTTGATAAAACAACTGATTGTAGGTGAGTATGATTTGAGCGATTGGGGCGTACAGTTTGGGAGTAAGTCCTTATACAATGCTCCAAAGCGAAATGTGGAAAATATTAGCGTTCCTGGTAGAAATGGTGATGTAATTATTGATCACGGCAATTGGGAAAATATTGATGTTACTTACTCTTGTTTTATTGAAGGCAAGGCGAAGGAAAGAATTTTTGATCTAAAGCAAGTCATAATATCACAGTTAGGGTATGTAAAAATATCAGATTCTGAGAATTTGGATGAATTTAGGTTGGGATATTATAAAGAGGGATTAGACGATATCAATCCGTCTTTAGAAGTTAAAAACATAAAATTCAATATAACTTTTAATTGCAAGCCACAAAGATTTTTGTCTGCTGGGGATGAATGGCATAGCTTGAAAAATGGTGATAGATTGTACAATCCTACGTTGTTCGCATTTTCGCCACTTTTTAAGATTCAGACAAGTGATAGCGATTATGGATATATCGAAATTGATGGATACTCAATTAAGGTGAAAAATACACACGGTGTTGAATATTTGTATATAGATACCGAAACAATGCAATGCTACAGTGATAATGAGCTACTCAATGATTGTGTTGAATTTTCTAGCGATAATACTTTAAAAGTTGCCCCTGGTGGTCGACAGGTCTCAATTTCTAGCAATATATACAATGTTGAAGTAAAGACAAGGTGGTTCACGTTATGAGCATACCAAGAATATATCCAGATGGAGCTACTCAAGCTAGTGCAAATGGTTTAGGAAGACTATCAGACGCCACTAGACTTGAAGTTACTGAAGAAATTAATGGCATTTTCGAATTGGAAATGGACTACCCCATAGATGGGATTAATTTTGAACTAATTAAAAAAAACAGATTAATTTATGTGGATAAGCAATTCTTTCAAATTTATGAAGTCAGTAAATCGCTTAGCAACATTGTTACAGTGTACGCTGAACATATCAGCTACAGGTTATCACATATACCAGTAGCACCTTTTACAGCTACTGGTACGCCTAGTCAAATTTGGAAAGAAATAAAGACACATGCTGTAATTGACGTTCCTTTCGATTTTGAATCTGATATTCAAGATTCAGAAAAGTTTGTAATTGATAAGCCTAGATCTATCAAAGATATTTTAATGTCTAGTGAAGATTCTTTTTTGTCTAATTTTGGCGGAGAATTTGAATGGAACAACTGGAATATTAAATTTAATTCGAGACGTGGTATAGATACAAGTTATGTAGTTAGATATGGCAGTAATTTAACCGATATTAAACAAGAGGAAAATTTACAAGAAGTGGATACTGCTCTTTTTCCATATGCTTTTAAGCATGAAAAAGATAAAGATACTGTTGTGTATTTGCCTGAAAAAATTATAAAGACAAAAAATGCTAATCTTTTTTCATACACTCGAATTTTGCCTGTAGACTTTAGCGATAAATTTGAAAATGATCAGATACCCACAGCAGATGCATTAAGATATTTGAGCGATATTTATATAAAAGACGAAAAAGTCGGAGATCCCCAAGTATCTATTGACGTGTCATTTGTAGATTTAGCACAGACGCTTGAATATAAAGGCATGCTAAGTGCAATTGATTTACATCTTGGTGACAGGATGACTGTAATTTATCAAAAAATTGGGCTACATGTAGTTGCTGAAATTACTAAAACAGTAAAAGAGCCATTGCAGGATCGCTTTAAAGTCTTACATCTCGGTGACTTTGGTGAAAGTTTCACAAGTAGTGTAATAAGAAATAATAAAAAAACTAAGGTTGATCTTAGTCGTTTTGATACTCGTCTTGAAGAAACTAAAAAAGATACACAAAATGAGTTTGAAAAGCAAAGTGCTGAAACGAACCAAAGATTTGAACAGCAGAGTACTGAAACTAATCAAAGATTTGAAAAGCAAAGTGCCGAAACTAACCAAAGATTTGATGACTTTGACAAAAGCACTAAAGAAAAATTTAGTAAGCAACAGGAAGAATTGGAAAATCAAAAAGATGAGAGCGAGCGTCGATATCTTGAACACAATCGGAAATTTACTGAGCTACAGCAAGAGACCAGTAACAAAATTAAGTCTACTAAAGAAAGCATGGATTCTGAGCTTAGTGCACATCAGCAGGCAATCAATGAGCAGATGGAAAAAGCAAAGAAAGCCATCCGAGCAGTGGAAGAAAAAACAGCCAAAGAAATCGACGATGCTAGAGATAGCATTATGAATTTTGTAAGCAGGAACTCTGAAGGTGCACCACTGGAATTTTATGATGAACAGGGAAAACTTGTTAAAGGTATACCGCCTGTATCCACAATTAAAAGCAAAGACGGCAAATTTGAATTAAATGCTAGCGGTTTTAACTTTGGTAATCATGTCCTGGGTGGCAATGGCGAGTTATATGCAGACGGCATATATGGTAATAAGATCGAAGGTTACAGTATTATAGGTGCTCATATATCCGGGGGAACAATCCAAGGTGTAACAATTGAAGGTGATTCATACTTCAGATCTTCGGGAGCTGGTGGAATTGCAGTTGTATCAGGCGACAGTGGATTTTCTTTCGGAGCTTGTGCCATGGGTAGCGGCCACATTTCGATAGGAACTGGCAACTGGAATGGGACGGATTTTTACACCTCAGGGGATGTCATATGTTCCTCCGTAGTAGTGGGTGGAATGGCACTTACTAGTAGTGACGTAGCAAAATTACAGCGACTGAAAGGATAATTATGAGTTTTTTTAAAGACGCAGACACCATCGACTTAGCCATCATAGCTAAGGAGTATGAAAAAATTAATCGTGAAGTAATGCACGAAAACTTGGTTTTACGTATCCAACTTAGACAGCATACCGAGCGAGAAAAAGAACTACTCGAAATTTTAAAAGAAAAAATACCAGAATTTTATGAAGTTTTGAAGAAAGGAGATGAAAAAAATGACAATACAGAATCCTAGGTTACCTTCACTGAACTTGGATGTACAAAAAGATGTCCGATTCATTGTACGTCCCTTTCGGCTAACTCAAGCTGACAAAGGTTATATACAGCCCTTTCGCCTGACTAATTCTTGGTCGGCTTATGACGTTTCAGAAATCAATTTGAATTTTGCAGCAACCAAACCTGATGGGCAAATTATAGATATAAAAAAAGAGCCTAACCGTTTTAAACAAGAAAATGGGATATGGCTCTTTTACTTACCTGAAGAAATTGCACAAGCTGTAGGTAATGTCACTGCATACTTCTATGTTACGGACTCATCAGATACTATCTTGGCTACTACAACTAAATTCGGTTATGAAGTAAGTGCACGATATGGCGAGGATGTTAAGTCTAACTCCTATATCTCAGAGATTGAAGATATGGAGAAACAGTTTCAAGAGTACTTGGCTAATGCTAAAGCTCAAGTTAATGCACAGAACGACTTAACAAATGAGTACAAAGAAAAACTATCGCAAACCTTGTCTGAGATGTCTGATAAAGTAGCTACTTGGTTAAGTAATAAAACCGCAGCAATTGATCAAGATATTAAAAACAGACAAGATAATCTGGATAGGTTAAACGCTGATTACCAGGCAAAATATAACGAGCTGGTTGCTAGCTGGCAAAATAAAATTGCTGAAATCAACACAGACTGGGAACACCGCAAGGCTGAAATTATATCCGAGGCGAAAAACCAACGGACTGATATTTCAAATGAGTGGGAAAGCCTAAAAAGCAAATTTAAAACTGATAGAGATAGTGCAATATCTCAAGCAAATTCTGATTTTAAAGCAAAGCTAGATACTATACAGGCTGACTGGAATAATCAAAAAAGCAAGCTTGAGCAAGAAATATCAGATTTTAAAACCAATCTTGAAAATAAAGTTCAGGTAGTAACGAACAAAGTCTCCGACTTGGTGACTCATACTTACCCAGACTTAAGCAGTAAAACAGACGCAATAAACACAAAAATTGCACAGCTAAAAGAAGAATTTAGTAAAATCGATTTTTCTACTTACGCTACTAAAGAAGACTTACAAAAAGTACAGCCAGACTTTTCAAAAATTATAGTGCAAAACAAAACACTAGATGATAAAAGGGAAATCAAGATTTTCAGCCACCATCTTATTCAAAACCCGGATGAGGGTTTCTGGGTGGTAAGCCTCGCAGAGGGCGACACCGTACCAAGACGTGTTCAAAAAATGGACGCAGCATTTCCTAAAATGAAAGAAAAAATTGGCAATTTGCAATCAACCAAGGCTGACAAATCTGAGTTAAGCAATTACGCAACAAAGACAGACTTGAACAACAAAACTGAACGACCATTGTTTGAAGCTATGCTGCAAAACTATGCGACTAAAAATGATTTAAACAATCATCAAGTTGATTTGAGTAACTATGCCACAAAGTCAGATCTGGATCATAAAGCCGACAGATCAGACTTAAGCAGTTACGCACCCAAGTATGAGCTAGATAACAAGGCAGATAGGTCGGAGCTAAGCAGTTATGCGACTAAAGATGATTTAAACAGTCATCAGCCCGACTTGAGTAATTACGCAACAAAGTCAGACTTAGACAATAAAGCCGATCGGTCAGATTTTAGTTATTATGCAACAAAAAATGAGCTAGATAACAAAGCAGACAAGTCAGAGTTAAGTAATTATGCTACTAAAGATAATCTAGGCTCTAAAGCCGACAGATCTGAGTTAAGCAATTACGCTACAAGAGGAGATATAAACTCCGCTATACAAAATGTCCGAATCAAGCAGGATTCACTGGATAGTGGCAACAATTACACCAGCGGTAAGATATACTCGCCTGAGTGGAGCGATGGATACTTGACTTTTGATATGTCTGGCTCATACGCAACATACAAAACAAGATCTCTAGTGAATCACATGTCAGCTATGCAGGAGCAGATAACTCAGCTACAGCTAGAAGTAAAAAAAAATCAAACTTAGACAATACGACATGATTTTGGGTACATTATACGCAGATGAAAAAAAAGTTGTTTTCAATATGTCTAATTTTGAAGGATGGAGATATCAAAAATTTAAAGGACTTTTTTTAGATACCACAAAAAGCTTGCCTGATTTTTATTCGTCAGCGGATGAAACACTAGACCCTCAAAATCCCTCAGAATTTGCAATTAACATTTGGAAAGGTGATGTTGAAATCACAGATGAAACAATAATACTAAAAAATATTAAGTATGATGGATGGCCCACAGGTGCCAAACCAAAATTAGAGACCCATATTTTTTATTTATTTGAAAATGATTAACAGAAAGGAAATAAAATATTATGCAACAATACAATTATTTTTTTTCAAATGATTCAATTCCATTTGATACAATCACAACAACACACGAATACAAGGAAAATCACTACCCAATAGTGGTTACACAACCAGATCCAAGCTTGAAAGAGCCTAAATATGATTGGGCTAAGGGAACTTGGATTGAAAACGCTGCAGAATCACAGGGTGAAAAAATACACGCTTTACAAGAAGAAGTGAAGAAATTCCAAAGTGTTATAGCCCAATTAACTTCAATCGCACAAACACAAAAAATGCTTGCAACTTTAATCGCAACTAAGAAAGGAGAAAACACAAATGATGTCAACAGAAGAGCTTTATAAACAAATACTTATCAACTTATATCAGATTTTGAAGGTAATGTCAGTCCAAGAGGTAAAACAATTTGTAGAGGTAGGTGCAATCACAACAGCAGACTTCAAAGAAATTACTGGGGTTGAGTATGTTCAATGATATATGTTTCAGTAGTAACGGCGTTTTTGACAGGAGGTTTTTTCAGTTTTGTGCAATTTTTAATTAAGCGACACGATGATGAAAAAAATCACGTTGATGAAAAAGAGCACTTAGTAGAAGAAGCCTTGCTAGCAATTTTACACGATAAGATTTATACAGTTGGAACTGAAATTATCAGACAAGGTGAAATTAGTACTGAAGATATGAATAATCTGGAGCACTTATATGAGCCTTACAAAGCACTGGGCGGTAATGGCACGTGTAAAAAAATTATGAACAAAATCAACGAATTACCTATTAAGTGATAAGGAGAATGATAATGATTAATATAAAAAATGTTACTGAATGGTTGCCTTGGGTTAGCATAGTAATTTTATTTATTGCTCAAAAAATTGCGAGCTATTATGACTTTGCACAAAAAAATGACCCCGATATAGCCACAAAGATGAAACATATAGGATTAATTGCAAAGTGGGCTGTAGCTGATCAGTCAAGATATGCTGATAAAGCAGGTGCAGCAAAATTTGAAGACGCAGTAGATAAAGTGGTTAAAGAAACTGGAGTATCTACGACACTCGCTAAAGGTGCTGTACAAGCAAGCTATATTGATCTTAAAGATAAAAAAGATAGTCAAGTGCCTGCAGTATTGCCACAAGCTAGCAATCCAGTTGTGACAGAGACTACTTTAAAGCCAGTAGAAGATACTAGTGCAACGGTGGAAGATCTAGACCCACATAGATAGGAGCTAGCTATGAAAAAGAATGCATATGTTGTTGATGTTTCTAGCTATAACCCCTCTGACTTGTCTACTTATAAAAACTGCGGTGCGACAATGGCCATTGTTAAAGTTAGTGAAGGAGTAGCTTACCGAAACCCGAAAGGGGCAGCACAAATTGCTAGTGCTAAGTCACTAGGAATGGAGTGTGCAGGCTACTTTTTTTGTACCTTTTCAAATGATTTAAACGGTGCACGAGCTCAGGCTTTATATGCTGTAGAGAGTGCCAAAATCATGGGATTACCTGGTGGGAGTTATCTGGCTACTGACTGGGAAACTGGAACAGGAGCTAGCTACAACAATGTCAGTGGTGGCAAAAGTAAAAATACACAAGCTGTACTACTTACCATGGATGTTATTGCTAGTGCAGGATATAAACCTTTGCTTTACTCAGGTGCGTATCTTTTAAAAAGTAATATCGACACTAGCGTTATACTGTCGCATTATCCAGCTAGCTTATGGGTAGCGTCATATCCAACGTCAAATGCAGTAAGTACGGCTAATATGAATTACTTTCCAGCTATACCAGGTGTGGCATTATGGCAATTTACTGATAACTGGAACGGGATGCATACTGACGCAAGCATTGCAGTAATTGATAGTGATAATAAAAATAATGCAGAAGGGGATGAAGATATGGGTTGGCATCCAGAAATTAATGTTACTGAGTTAGGCAGGTTTAAAGTTACTAGACCAGACGGAGCACAACTTTACAAAGACTCAGATTTAACTATACCGATTGCTGGTGCTGTAAAACCAGCTGGTGGAACTTATAAGATCTTTAAAGCTCGAAATGGAGCAGTAAATGCTGGCGGAGAGCAATGGTTTTCTCAGGCTGACGGATTGACAAAGGTTAATCCACTATCGGTAAATCAAAAAGCCAAAGGGATCATTTGCAAAATTATTGCAGATGACGCCTACACTCAAAACGAAACAACACCTAATTGTGCTGGAATTAAATATTTGCCACTAGGTTCTTCCTGGAAAGTAATTTCTAAAAAAGGTGATTATTTAGAAATTGGTGGAGAAAAAGACGGCAGGTACGTACTAGCAAGCAAGTGCAAGATCATTTTATGGTAAAATGAAATATAAATAAAAAGCCACTCTGGAGAGTGATATGTGTCCAGTATTCTGGGTACATATCAGAGTATTTCTCTAGGGTGGCTTTTTTGTTTTGAAAGTTAATGTCCGTGTTTTCAAAGGGGCGGTTTTGTGGTGTGTGTATGTGCTTATGTGTGCTTGTACATGTATATATAATAGTATATAAAAAAATCAAAAAAATATAAAAAGTTGCGAAAAGCTATTGATTAGTGACGAAAAAAGAGATACTATATAAGTATAAAGAGAAAAGGAAAGAGGAAAAGAAAAATGAAGAAAGCGGCATTAGAAAAGCAGCTTATTTATGGCGCCGATCCAGAACTTGGAGTTTCACTTATGTTTTTAACAAATAAAAAAAGTAGGACAATTTCTCGGGAAGGACTAAAAAAAGCACTTGACGAGCTAAACTTTTGTGAGTGGCAGGACTTTTGCTTACATTGCATTGAACACAGATGGTACGGTTTTGACTATAATTTTGTTTTTTTAGATGATTTTGTTAATTTTCCGGGTTTTTTTAAGTTTGGCAGTGAAAAAGAAGTAAAAGAAAAGATAAAAGAAGAAGGCAGCTTGGCTGCTGTCGTAAGCAAAGAAAGAAAAGAGCTTACAGAGCGTATCATTGAAAATGCTTTTTTAAAGTGGGAAAGCAAAAAAGTTCTTATTCCTCGGATTGAGGTAAAAAGAGTAAAAACACTTTTTAAGGAAAAAGAAAAATTTTTAAAAGCGTGGGAGCAAGATAAAGAGTGCTATTATAAAGTAGACGAAAAAGGCTTTTTACGTATAGAAGATACGCCCAAAGATTCAACATGGAGTGAAACGGAAGATTATAAAGAATGGGACTATACCGCTGGGGAAAGCTATGCTCATATTTTAAAAATGGAAAACAACAGTGCGGACTGGGAAGGTAGATTTGTAAAAGCTAAAAGAATAAGGAGGACTAAAAAGTGGTACTTACACCAGCAGAAAAAAGCAAAAGATATAGAGAAAGACTAAAAGAAAAAGCACAAGCAGGCGACAAGCACGCAATCGAGATGCTAGAAAAAAAGCGGGAGAAGTCCCGCACGCTAAAAAGCAGATTTAGTACATGCTTATCATATATCCGACTACATGCGACAAAAGAAGAGATAGAGCAGATAAAAAAAGTAATAAAAAATAAAGAAAAAGTTAACAAGTGA